ATTGATGGCCTCCTGGGTGATGATCTGGGTTGGGTGCGCTGCGTTCGTGGTGGCCTGATCGATCCCGCCCTCGCCATGGATGGTGGGAGCAGCCGCGGCCTGGTCCGTGATGATGGAGCGGATATTGATCCCCGGATTTGGCTGAAACGTGATCGGGGCATCGCCGATCGGCCGGATGGGGGCCGCGGCTTGGGCGTCGGCCGCGATGAAACTTTGCTGTTCGCGAGGCCGGTCGGCCGTGATGGTCGACGTGTCGGTCGCGGGAAACTCGCCGGTCTTGATGGCAGCGTGCCGTTCGTCGTGGGTCATGGAAAGTTCTCCGTCTGAGTTCGAGTCGGATGTAAGTTGGTGTCTCGGAAAATCTAGCTGAAAGGTGAACCGTTGGATACTAATTGAGTGGCGGGCTAGCAAGTCCGCCCGGCCCCCACAAGGGGCCGGGGTTGTGCCACTCTAAGTGATTAGAGTAGACTTGGCACTACGATCGATATGCGTCTGTAACCGTCCGTATTCGGCAACACTACCGAGTACGATCCGTCCTCACTAAACTCCCCGTGTTGAGGGGGGGCCTCGACGAAAGTCAAACTCAGGGAACCTTGTGAGTTCCCGCCGTTTCTCCGCGGAATGCGGAGATACGACCTCTGCCGCTTCTGTTTGGGGTCAGAAGCGTAGATCGAGTAGCAAGGCAACACCGAGTCGCCCCGAGATGGAGAAAAACTCCGCATCGGGAGCAACTGAAAGGTGTCGAATGTGTACACACCCCAGCCATGTTTACGGCCGCGAGGCCGCGAACATCCGTCTGCATGCAGATGGCCATCACCATAACCCGGCGGTCCCATTATCCGAAGATGTGGGGCCACACGGCTTGTGAGGATGTCGCAGGTGGCGTAATCGAACCGAGCCCAGAAAAAGTTTCTGAGCACAAAAAGGTCCGAGCACGCTAAATTGCTTTTAACAAAGCAAGGACGCACATCGATTCCCGATAAGTAGTCGCCGCCACATGACTCACGGAAGCAACCAGTGCTAAAGCTCTTGTCAGGATTGACAGTAAAGCCGAAACACCGGAGACATTCCGTAAGGATTTCTACACTTCCGGATTCGACGATGAGATCATCGCCGTATACGTAGCACTCCGCCGAAACGGCGGAGCACAGAGCGTAGAAAATGAGCGTCTCCAGAGGGAACGTGAAACCGTTCCCCATGGAAGAGAACTTCTCCTGGATCACGATCCGACCATTAAGGTCGACTCGTGATGTCCTGAAACGAGCCAAGAGCTCAAACCAGGGTTCAGGGAGAAGCTCGTACACGAGATACTGAGATATCGTGTCCGACGCGCTACTGAGGTCCAGTGTTGCTAAAGCACCGGTTAAGCTACTCTCCTTGGCCTTGCGTCGATTGACGTCTTGGCCATGGATGAGGTCGCAACCCCACTTGGACAAGCGATCGACCATGTAGTCTCCGATCCCTAGCTGCCACATAGTGTTCAGCAGAGGTTCCTTGACGATGGCACGATCGGTCTTCCAAGATTTCGGGACGAACTCCACTTTACCGAAGGACTCAGAAACCTCCGGAAGAGGGACCTCCAAAGAGGGACCCTCGCTGCCCATACGGGTCCAGCCTGGCATTTCCTCCAGGACGGCCGATACGTAAGGCAGGAGTTCGCGAGAAGCTTGCAGTTCGAGCCCGAGTTTATTTCTCGGGCAAGCGCGAGCTTTTGTTATATTTGTATTAGCCCCAGAGCCGAAGCGGGGATCGAGTTGGTCAAGAGATGGAATGTCTCCCAAAATCTGAGATATTTTGCGCTGCATCGCACAAAATGTGCGCTCAACGCGAGGGGGAAATGAGAAAGCCCCCTCGGATCTCAGATGGAAGAGACGGTTAGTCTCTCGACACTCGGCTTCAGCAAGTTTGAACTTCTCGGCCGCAACTGCGGACCGATCAACCCCTAGGTCAAGGTCTTGCCTCTTTGAAAAGAAAGCACGAATTTGACCGAGGTTGAAGGCGTCAGATGCCGACAAAGCATCATAGTGAAGTTCAAACTGACAGATCTCTCGCCACGCATCACGGGCCAGAAGGCCCAAGATCCGCTCCTGGAGGAGCTGATCATCAATGCGCAGGGAGAGGACTCTGGCTAGGTACTGGAGGAGGTGATTAGTCTCCTCAGTTGACGCCAACTCATCGAAACGCGTAAAGACGCGCATAGGTTTCTTCCGCATAGGAAAAGCCTCATCGTAATCTCGAAGGTAGGCGGACCCTTAGGGACCGCCCGCTGAGGGCCGGCCGAAGCCGGGATCCTGGCAGCCACTTGACCAATCAGGTCGGCATGACTTGGAGGTCATACATCTCGGGGAGAGCGCCCGTTGTCACGGGCGCTACCGAGGTGCTGACATTCCCTTGGAGATTGATGTCGAGTTGCCTGAGAAGGCGTCGACCAGCCACAGTGGACCTCGGGTGCTGAAAGTGCTGCGTGACACGCTTGTCAACGTAAGCAACCTTCGGCGCCGCAGTATAACCCGCGGCGTTTTGACCCGAGATCGATTCCATCACTGGGATCTGTGTCGTTGCGGTCGTAACGACGACGCCGCTCTTGATCGTCTCCATCTTGGTTTGAAGCGAAATCTGAGCCTCCGTCGGAACGGTGGTGATCAGTTCACGCCACAGAGCCTCGATGACCCCGTTGTTACGGGTGACCGAGATCGGCGACAAGGTGTGAGTGACCGGAGTCGCTGCACCGTCGAAGACCGTGATAGCTGCAATAGCAGACATAGTAGAAGTCCTTTGTTTTGAAAGGGGACAACCCAGTTACCTGGGAAGAAGGAGAAACTACCAGTAGGTCTAAACCGGGATAAAACACCCAGTCAAAGCCCTGGTAGGGCCAGTCCAAAAGGACCAAAGAAGAGCTCATTTCAACCTCTGCTGGATTAGGAGAGCGACAGCGTTAGCTGCACGCCTCCAGGAGTACGCTTCGCCGATACCCCGAACTTGGGGTAATGGCGGAGTTAACGTAGAACTTATGGTTCTAGTAACGTCAGTACGCCTCCAGCCGTAGTCGCCTTTAACCAAAACCCTCCTTTCGTAGAAGAAATTCGACGGGGAGGGTACCGGATCGGTATAACGCCGATCCGTAAGGTTAACGCGGTAGGTGTGGGTTGTCACGTAGGTACCCGTGAGGGCCTGCGCAATACCCCGTGCCGAAAGGTAATTCCCAATGGGAATCGCCCAGTCTGCGACAAAAGACCAAGGGGTCTTCTCCCACAGAATGGACTGCCAGTCAGTAAGACCGAGCAACTGCGGCACATTGACTTCTCTCAGGGTAGCAACCACCTGGTGATGCGACACAACAGAGCCTATATCGTACATGTTATTGACGGAAGGATCGGGATTCCAGTTGGTAAACTGGCCCCCCTTCTTCCGACGGGCACGTACGGTATGAGAGAAAGGCATGTTGGTCATATGCGCGAGCGCCTCAGCACCGGCCTGAAGGTCGGAAACTAGAGGTAGCCAGCCATAAGAGGCTTCAAGCCAGAAATTAGAGATAGACCGCGCGTTGCTAACGACGCGGGCATCTCTTCTGGTCGAAGAGCCCTCTGGGCGCAAATGTCGCAAGGCGCGAAGAAAGTCACCTTTCTTCGCGGCCCTTAACGCGAGAGCTAAACGTCGAGCAGACGAGAAGATCATCGTTAAGGCCTGGTGGGATTCAGCGGCGAAAACTCCGGCATTAAAGTCGGAGCCGAGAAGGGCACGCTTAATCTTTTCATTCATAATGTAGTCGTCTTCCGACGTCCACGGAATGAATGAGTAAGAGGGCGGGCCTTCAAGGGTACCCTTGACCTCATCCTTCCATATACGGGGTTGGATAACACCGTTAATGATCGCAGGGACAGGGGCATATGAGTATTGGGACCAGAGGTCCCCAGACTCAGTTTCAACAGCGGTAACGGAGTACGGATGTACCTCGTAACGCCTTTCGCGCTGACGCTTGACAACACGCTTCCGGTAGGAAGCAGCCTCAGCTTTCCAATTCTCGATTATTCGTCGATTATTGGCTAGCACAGCTTGGTCCCACTTCCTCTTACCCCGCTTAGAAAGCGTAACGGGTGAAAGGAGGGGCGGTTTCTCCGGCTTCGGTAGCTTGGGCCAGTCGGATCCATTCCAAGTTTTGGAAAAGGTCGACCCAACCAAACCACCGAAGAGGCCGGGGCGCCGACGATCTCGATAGATCGTACCTGTTGTCACAACACCTCCAAAAGAGCTCAAAGAAAGAGCCAGATACCGGATCAGTACGGAGTTTTATTGTCCGTAAAGAGCAGGCGCCTTGTGCG